GTAGAATTTTATATTCTACGCATTTTATTTTGATGGTCTTTTGACCTTGGACGTAAGTCCTAAATTTTTCACTCTGCTTTATCCTTCTATAGGAAATGAAGTACCTATTGAAGAATTGGGCTTAATGCCCACTTTTTCTCCTGCTTACTTTGCTTCTTATTTTTGCATAGACCTATTTGAGAAATTATCAACATAATGATCCTTTTCTGACCTATGAATTTATTCGATGAGAATTCAACCAATAAACCCATCAACTAAGCTGTTAGTTGTATTAAAGGGACAGCTACATGAACATTGCTCATGTGTAAGAGTTTTTAACTCGATATATTTTTACTAGGTTTTATTTTATAAACCTTTTATAGTTTAGGTGTTTTTCAACACCAGTAGTCGAACACTTTCAATAGTGTGACAATCGGAAAGACGATATGTATGCAGACATTAAACTGCGAATCTTATTGATTTATGAGAGGCTTGGATAGACTCTCGCCGTCCGACAATAAGGATTTGTAAAAGGGATAACTTCCCTCTTAGTAGTTAGAAAGTATCTAACCCTGAAGCAAACCCTGGAGAAATACCAGGCATTTGGGAAAGAGAAATACGAAAAGCGATGATCCGTACGTTTTAGTTCGGTAATGATATGAGTGCGTAAGATTGACAAGATGTGTTGTAGTTCATGTTTCAAACACCGGTAATTTCCGGAATTTTTGGCGTGTTTAAGCTCCAGGAGAGCCAACACCAAGCAAATGGTATCATCAATCGATACGAGATACTATTTAACTTCTATCCAGATGTTGTTAAGTGCTTCAAAAAATGAAAAGAAACATAAAATGATTCTTTCTCCTTACTCACATGTGATGGAATGTGAGTTTTCACTCTTGGGGCAGACTCAGCCCCGTCCTGTGCTAATAACACAATCGTGTTATTTAGAACAGTGTAAAGTAGAGATGGAGATGGATGAACGTGAGCGATCTTCTTTAGAAGCTCGCTCCTATCGTGATTTAGAATTGCAAAGTATGCCTACTGATTTTATTAGTAGCATAACTCAGCGATTCCAAAATTACATTAGTTCCATCACCCCAGACACAGCATCTTTTGTGCGTGATCTATTTCTAACCCTAGCTTGGGTTTTAGGTAGATTAGCTAAGGTGCAGGATTTTCAAGATGTTATGGCCATTGGCGATTATATCACGAGAATTCACTTTAAGAAACCTATTGGTTCCTTTATTTTTGATTATATTTTTGATAATCAGGCTGAAGCTCAATCAATGGATTGGAGCGTACTTAAAGATTTAGTTTCGACATACGATGCTTTAAAAACACATCCTGCCGTTATTAAATTTTTAAAAGTTGTTTCAATTGCCTTTTCTGGTGGTATCCTTGAATCTCTGGGAATACAATCCTCCGCTGAGGATTTGTGGACTATGGTCACTGAGACCATGACAAAGATTATGGCCCATACTGATTTTATATCAGCAGTGTTTGATCTCATTCAATTTATTGGTGAGAGAATTGCCGCTTTCTGTGTTACCCGTTCTTGGAAATCATTGATTCACACCCCCACTTCTTATAGTAAGTGGGTTGATAAAGCTTTTGATCTTTTAGATAAGAGTGCTGCTTTAGCTAATCCTGAAGCTATTGGTATGGATTATCATTCCTACGTGAATGATATAATTCGTGCCATAGCTGAAGGGGAAGAGATTAGACGATATGTTAAATCAGGCGATGCCAAAGATGGTGTTGCTCAGACTCTTTCCAAGTTACGGAACCTGTACACAGATATTATTATCAGAGATGCCGCTGGTGAATTCAGAATGGCACCATTTGCACTTTTATTATGTTGTGGTTCCGCTAAAGGTAAAGGATCTTTGAATGATATTTTAAAGACACATTATGCTAAATTGTATAATAAATCTCTAGGATCTGAATTCGTGTATTATCGTACTCCAGTCGAACCCCATTGGAATGGATTTAAAAGTAGTATGTGGTGTTTGATTATTGAAGATATTGCATCTATTAATCCAAACACAGCTACCTCTGATCCCTCCATGGCAGATATATTATTAGCTGGGGGTAATAATGGTTTCAGTCCACCACAAGCTTCTTTAGAAGATAAGGGTAGAACACCTTTTAAATGTGATTTGATTTTAGCATCCACTAATACCAAAGATTTAAAAGCTCACTGTTGGTTTAATAACCCACAGGCTATCCGTCGCCGATTTCCATATATTGTGGATGCACAACCAAAGCCGCAATATAGACGAGAGGGCACCAAAATGATTGATCCTAGTAAGATTCCAGTTACTATGCCAGGTTTATATCCTGATTTATGGGATTTTGTTGTGGAAGAAGTCACTGTTGGAGCAGATGAAGCTATTGTTTTAAAGGAATGTCTTGTTACAGATAGTATTTATGTTCTTGTCTCCAAATTTGGAGAGTGGACAGCTGCCCATAGACAGGGTCAAGCTGCTCTTTTACAATCCATGAATAATGTATCACAAGTAGAGTTATGTAAAGTTCACAAATTACCTATACAAGTATGTTGTGAGCCGTTAACTATTCCTGAAGTTCCTCTAGAACCACAAGTTGGTGAGGAAGACGATGAGTTACAATCGCAATCCTTAAGTCTTGCTAGTAAAATAGCACTGGGCAGTGTTGCTGCTTATAGTACTTATAAAACAATTAAGTTTACTGCCGGTTGTGCTTCAGACATAATAAATCATAATCCCAATGTATTACGACGTCCCACTGATCTCATTAGTTTAACATCTTATAGAATGTTACAAAAATCTCAGTGGTACATAAATAATAAAATGACACAACTCAAATTATTGACTAAAGAAGGTCTCAAGAATGTACTCATAAGTGCATTATATGATGCTTATGCTACTATTAAGCCCTTCCTTAAAAAATTTATGATGGGAGTAGCATTTTTTGCAGGTTTAGGTTTAACATGGTATTTTTTGAAAAAAGAGTGTCCTGAACTTATTCCTTTTGAAGCTCAAGTTGCTATTGATGATGTTGGAATTATACCCGAGAATGCGAAGGAGATGGAAAACGTGTGGCGAAAGGATGATTACCAACCTAGTGAATTTTTAGGGCGATTGGGCCAATCCTGGTCTAACTTAACCCTAACTAAAAGTTCTGCATTGGTAGCACGGAATGTCGTGTGGTGCAGAACCACTCATAGTGTTACAAAGCATTCGGTTTTTAGAGCTCTATGTTTAAGTGGACACTTATATGTGGTGCCCAATCATGTTCTACCTACTGATGAGTATTTTGATATGCAAGTTATTCATGAAAATAATAGTGAAGGCTGCAATGGAAATATTACTTTTAAAATGGCACAAAGATGTATTTTGAGAGATCCAGCCAAGGAGTTGGCATTTTTTGAAATTAATCATATGCCTGGTCGTCGCAATATTAGTGGTTTATTACCCATAAGAGGTTTTACTATTGATGCACCTGGACGTATCGTTGTGCGTTCTGCTGATGGATCTATCGATTATATTAGCACAAAGCGAACACATTTTATGGAAAATCAATTCATAGAACAATTTAATAGTTATCTTGATATATGTCCTTCTGAAGTGGAACGTGATACTATAAAAGGTGAATGTGGTTCACCAGTATTAGTACAACAACCCAATGCGTGTGTACTCGCAGGTATACATATATTGGGGGGTACACGAAAACAAGCTGTGTCTATCCCTGTTTATAAGGGAGATTATGAAGCAGCACTTGACTTTTTTAAAACACCTGTTGTAGAAAATGATATTCCTTTTTTGGAGGGTCAGAATTTTACCACTGACATTAGTCCACGCTGTACAGCGCGATTTATTAATGATGGTACAGTTCAAGTATTTGGTAGTTTTGGTGGATTTAAGCGTCAACCTAAGAGTACTGCTTGTGATACACCTCTTACGAAGTTTTTGATGGATGATGGTCGTAAGCGCGAATTTGGTCCAGCTCCCATGCGTGGTTATAGGGCTGTGCATATTGGTCTTAAATCCATGGTACAAAAGAAGATGCTTTTCAAAGAGGACGTTATTAAATTGTGTGCTGCTAGTTTTGCTCGAACTATATATAAGAAATTGCCTGAAAAATTTCGTAAGGAACTTAAAGAACCTATATGTTTACGTGTTGCTTTAAATGGAATGCCAGGTACAAAGTTTGTAGATTCAATGAATTTCGGTACTAGTGCCGGGTATCCATATAATAATAGCAAACGTAATCATATCATTCATATTCCAGGGGATGATATATGGCAACATCCTATAGAATTAACTGATGAGATAAAACTTGAGGTTGAAGCTTGTTGGAATAAAATGATATTAGGAGTCAGTTCGGCTCCAGTATTTATGCAACATCTTAAGGATGAAGCTCTACCTATGCGCAAAGTTGATGCTGGTAAGGCTAGATTATTCATGGGTGGTCCCTTTGGTTGGAGTATCTGTGTGCGTATGGCTTTATTACCTTTTGTACGTGTTATGCAATATAACAAATATCTTTTTGAATGTGCACCGGGTACCAATGCTACATCTATAGAATGGACTCGCATATATCAATATCTTACCAAACATGGTGATGATCGCCTTATTGCTGGTGATTTTGAAACTTTTGATAAAGTTATGGGTTCTCTTGTTATTATGGAAGCGTTCCGTATTATTCGCATGTTGCTAACATGGTGTGGTGCTGAGCAAGAGCTTCTTAACGTGATACAGGTTATCACCGAAGATGTAGCATTTGCATTTTGTAATTTTAACGGTGATTTGATGCGCTTCTTTGGATCTAACCCTTCTGGACACCCTTTGACTGTTATAATTAATTGTTTAGTAAATTCGATATATATGCGATATTGTTATCATGAATTAAATCCAGATAAGGAAGTGGATACTTTTCAAGAAAATATAAGTCTCATAACTTATGGTGATGATAATGCTGCTGGTAGTCGGGTTGATTGGTTCAATCATACTGAAATAGCGCGTATTTTATCTGAAGTAGGTATTGGTTATACAATGGCAGATAAATATGCTATTAGTGTGCCATTTATTAAAATATCTGATGTCTCTTTTTTAAAAAGAACCTTTAGATATGAACCTGAATTGGATGCATATATGGCAAATCTTGATATGAATTCTATATGGAAAAGTCTTATGATCTTTATCCCTAGTAAAACGGAAAGTCCTCAAAAACAAACTGTTGATATAGTGAGGTCCGCTGTAGCGGAGTGGTTTTTCCATGGGCGTAGTGAATTTGAAGAGCAATCAAAATATTTGCACACCCTTTTAGAGAAGGCCGATTTACTTTGTTATATTGATGATGGAGTTTTCCCAAAATGGGATGAGTTGAAGGAGCGATTCATAGAAGCGTCGAAAGCGTATCTAGAATCAGAACCTGAGACCACACAAGAAATACTTGGGAAATTTACTTGGTCATTATAGATCAAGCATTGCGCCTCAGGGGGGCGCTTTATAAATACCCCTGTTTCGCACCATTTGGGGAAGGTGCGATTATAAATATTCCCCATTTAGGGCGTTAGCTATGACGTCCTGTTTAATACAAAGCCAAATAATAGTCTATATATGTAGTTACTGCGTCTGATAAAACGATTTTGTGATTTATAATCAGATGAGCGTGGATATATATAGTTTACTCACTACGGCGTTCCCGGAAGTTCCTATTTAGGAATGGTATTAGTTAGTTACCTGTTTCACGAAATATATCAGATCTTATAAGTGTAGGATTTGATGAATAATACCACTTGCACAAACTCTTATTAAAAGGAGATTGGTGGATCTCCGAGAAAATCCACCACTATTTTCTGATTTGCAAATACAATCAGAAGAATTGGAAGATGGATCGGCCGTTATGAAGAATCAGGAAAATTTAACTTTTGCTGATGCTGGTTTAACTACTTCTTTGAAGGAACACACTATTTCTTTCAAACCTGATTGTGATGATTCTGCTCTATTGGGTAATTATTTATCGCGACCTGTTGCGATAAGTACATATTCGTGGGCAGAGGGTGATACTTTTCCCGTCCAAACAACTTTTTTACCTTGGCAATTATTTTTTAATAATGTTTCAGTAAAGAAGAAGCTTGATAATTATGCACGTTTACGTTGTAAACTACATCTTAAGTTTGTAGTTAATGCGTCCCCATTTTATTATGGTGCATTACGTGTATGTTATTGTCCCATTGATGGTGGTTTACGTGATGTAGTTGAATCGACACAAGGTGATCAGATTAAATTTTCACAGATGCCAGGAGATTTTTTATATCCTCAGGATATGACGTCTTTTGAAATGGAATTACCTTTTCTCTTACCACATTCGTGGTTAGATATTACAGATAATTCTGAATTTGCTTCTATGGGCCGAATTACGTACCTCTTATATTCTAAATTAAGAAGTGCAAATGGTTCCACGGGTTCAGACGTGAATATCACATGTTATGCATGGGCTACTGAAGTTGAACTAGCAGGTTTGACTAGTGGCCTATCATTACAAGGTGATGAATATGAAAGTTCAGGTGTTATATCTGGCCCTGCCACAGCTGTTGCTAATGTAGCAGCGAAGTTGAGTGATGCTCCTATTATTGGTTCTTTAGCTAGAGCCACTGAGATAGGTGCCAGAGCCGTTGGAGGTATAGCATCTTTATTTGGATATAGCAATCCCCCTGTCATTGATGATGTTCATGCTTTTGTTCCTAAATCCTTTCACTCATTCGCTTCTGTGGAAACAGGAGTGCCTATGGATAAATTAACAATTGATCCAAAGAATGAAGTTACGATTGATAAAACTGTCACAGGTGCAAAACCTGATGATGAACTAGTCATTACACATTTTGCGGGTCGTCGTTCATTTATCACCGGTGCTTTGTGGTCAGGATCATATACACCAGGCACACAGATTTTGCGTATTCCTGTTACCCCGCGTAATTATGGAAGCAATTCAGGTATTGTACAAACATTCATTAATCACACACCTGCCGCTCATGTTGCAGCTATGTTTTCAAATTGGCGAGGTTCCATGGTTTACACATTGAGATTTGTTAAATCACGTTACCATACTGGTCGTTTACAAGTTTCTTGGGATCCGACCACAGTACCTATAACCAATGCTGAGACCACAACTATTACTAGAATTATTGATCTTCAATATGAAACTGAAGTTAGTTTTACTATACCTTATAAAGCACAAGATCCTTGGTTGCTTTGTACAGGTTATGGTAATAATTGGGCTACTACTACTGCTGGTACTGTAACTTATGATCCAGTGGCGCATAATGGGATAATTCGCATTACAGTTCTCACTGAATTGACAGGCCCAGCAGCCTCCCAGGAAATAGATGTTCTATTATTTGCGAGTGCTGGTCCCGATATATCTTTTTCGATACCCAACGAAACACCATTATTCTCATTTTTAGCTGTTCAATCAGATGAAAGTGACAGTCAATTGGCGGATGTTGCTAATACCCAATTATCAACAGATACAAATGCTGTTACAGTTGGTGAAACTATTGCTTCGTTACGTACGTTATTGCATAGAACTACCTTTTATCACCGAGCGTTTATGGGAAATCAGTATAGTGCTTCTGGTCAATTTCAAACTACAGCATTTTATACTCTTGTTAATTATATTCCCAGATTTCCTGCTGAATATGGTTTTAACACACAGGGAGTTAATTATGCTGTGGGATTAGTTGATCCTATAAAGATACAGTTTCAATTTTCGCCTAATACCACATTGAATTGGATTACGAATTGTTTTGCAGGTTATAGGGGTGGCATAGTCCACCAATATAATGTTACTATCAATGGTAAACCTATTCCAGATTCGATTGCTGTGGAGAGAGACCCTAGAACTCATATACTTGATTCTCCACCTAGACAGGCCATTAACAGATTTTCTGTTGCTGCTACTTCTGGTGCATCATCAAATGTAGCGCGTGCTCCTTTAAGCTTGCAGCTTAATGTACGACGTGGTGTCTGGGGTCACCGTGGTATGGCATTGACTAATGCTAATACACAAAGTGGCGTCTCTGTTGTTTCACCACAATACTCTCGATGGAAATTTCGTCCAGCTTATGTTAAAACTCGTGATATCTATGATAATGTGTCTGAACGCGAGAGTTTGAAGGTTTGTGCTTTACTTCGATGTGGCATGTCTACTGCATCAAGTGATGAAGGTTGGCCAGTTTTGGAAACTTATGTTGCGGGAGCAGTGGATTTTGATCCCATATATTTCATCTGTGTCCCAACACTTTATTCTTTTAGTGTTCCAACTGCAGACGATTCTTTTTAGAATTTTATGCATCTTTCCCCAGGTGGCTCATAGCTACCTGGGCTATGGGTTTGTGTTCACCCTTAAAGAACACTTCGCTATATCACCATTTTTGTGGTGGTGTGTTTAGCACCCTAAGAAATGAAATATTACTTAAATATTCATAATATTCGGGTGTGCCCTTTAAGGGTCAAAGCACAAGCGTATTTTACATAAAAAACAAAATAAACAATGTATGTCTGTATAAAGTCGTGCGGTGGTTAACCAATCCACCAATAAATCTCTGGATCGACCAGAGCGTATCTTTTAAGATGCGGACCCGCAACAGGTAAGTTTTTATACTTCACCTTAGTAGGGTTAACAGGTTTCACCTGGTTCTAAATGATAATCAC